AAATTATGAGTAAAAGAGTTTTAATTACTGGTGGTGCTGGATTTATTGCACATCATGTTATTGATAAGATGCTTAGAGAAACTGACTGGCAAATTATTTGTTTGGATCGTTTAGATATATCAGGTAACTTAAATCGTTTACATGATATGTTACAGAGCCATGATGCAAAAATGGTTTCTTCTCGGTTACGAATTGTATTTCATGACCTGAAAGCAGAATTAAATGAAATGATTGTTCAAGATATAGGTACAATAGATATCGTCTTACATTTGGCAGCAGGTAGTCATGTTGACCGTAGCATTGAATATCCAATGGAGTTTGTCCAAGATAATACTATTGGTACAGTTAATATGTTAGATTATGCTCGTAAGCATTTACCAAACTTAGAACGATTCGTATACTTCTCAACAGATGAAATCTTTGGTGTGGCACCTCCCGGTGTTTCTTACAAAGAATATGACCGTTACAATTCAACTAATCCATATTCAGCAAGTAAAGCAGCCGCAGAAGAATTCTGTGTTGCTTATGAAAATACATATAAAATGCCTATTGTTGTAACACATACAATGAATGTATTTGGTGAGAGACAACATCCAGAGAAATTTATTCCTATGTGTATTCAACGTGCTCGTGATGGTGAGAAAGTTTTTATTCATGCTAACGCTGATTGTACCGAGGCAGGAACAAGAATGTATATTCATGCCAAAGATGTGGCAGAAGGATTGATGTTCATTCTCAATACACTACCTAAAGATTACAAACATACTGGTGATTATGGATGGGCTCATTGTCCTAAATTCAACTTAGTTGGTACGGAAGAAATTGATAACTTAACATTGGCTAAGATGATTGCTGATGCACAAAACAAAGAACTCAATTATGAAATGGTTGATTTTCATGGTAGTAGACCTGGTCATGATTTACGATATGCACTTGATGGTGGATTATTGAAGTCATTGGGTTGGGAACCAAAAATTAAACTTAGTGAACGAATTAAAGAAATGACATTATGGACACTAGAAAATAAAAGGTGGTTGAAATGATTAAGACAGTCGGTAAACATACTTATGGAACGGATGCTTATACAACAACAGTAAGGCAATTTACTTCTTATGCTGATCCAACCACACCAGTTGTTAATATTGGTTCTTTTACTGGAATTGGCCTTGGTTGTAGATTTTTTCCCTCTGAAGGTGTTGCTCACAATCCAAAAGCTTGCACAAATTATGCATTTGGAAATTTAGGTGACAGAAATCAAATATTCAATAATATTGCAATTCTACCAATGGTTCAAACTAAAGGAGATATTAATGTTGGTTCTGATGTTTGGTTTGGAGAATCTGTTACAGTCATGTCTGGTGTAACAGTTGGTCATGGTGCTGTAGTTGCAACAAACTCTCATGTATTCAAAGATGTTGAACCATATTCTATTGTTGGTGGCAATCCAGCAAAATTTATAAAATATCGTTTTGATAAAGAAATCATTGATGCTCTTTTAGAAATGAAATGGTGGGATTTACCTGATGTTACTATCAATAAAATATTACCATTACTGCAACAAGAACCCACAATGGACATTATAAATCAAATTAATCAAATTATTAAAGGTGAGAATTAATGGCTTCATTAGGCATTTATCATTGGAATAAAGATAACAAATCAGGATTAGAAGCTTCTATTGCTTCATTTCGTAAATATCATCCAAACGCTCCATATTTTGTTGCTTGTGATAATAGTGGAGGTTCTCATTATGATATTTGTAAAAAATATAACGTGAATTATCTTCATGCAGATTTTGATTTAGGTTATCCATCTCCACATTGGGGTTTTGATAAAGTTAAAGTATATAATTTTGTCAAACGAATGATGTTGGCTGCTATCTGTATGGGAACAACACATTTTATTATATCAGAAGATGATGTGATTTGTTTGAATGAAATACAATTTGATGAGAGTTGGGATATTGCTTCTTATAATATTACTGATGGTAATCATATCAATCAAGAAGTTTTGGACCTATGTGAGTCGATTTCTGGTGTTAAACCTGACAGAAAACAATATGGTGTTGGAGCAGGTACAATTATGAAAACAAGTACATTTGTTCAAAACTTTTATAGATTTGTTGAATTCTTAGATAAAGATTTTGATAGACTACATCAGAATCAATCACAATTAGGATGGAACGATTGTTTCTTGCAAGTATTTTTCTTTCTTGCTGGTGCTAAATACAATGTTAATCCTAGACTACACAATATTTGGCCAGAGAATCCAAATTTAGATTTGAATGAAATGAAGAAGCACTACGATATGGTTCACAATTATAAAAATTTCTATGAAGGTAGATAATGAATTTAACTGAAATTAAAAAATGTTTGGCTTGTGACTCTGATAATTTGCTTCCAGTATTAGACTTGAATAATCAGCCTTTAGCAAACTCGTACAAAAAAAGTAAAGATGAACATGAAGATTATTTTCCATTGAAAATTAATCGGTGCACAACTTGCTTTCATGTTCAATTAACTCATGCTGTTAATCCTGATTTAATCTATAAGAATTACTTATATGTTAGTGGCACAACCAGAACCTATGTTGAATATATGGATTGGTATGCTGATTTCTGTATTGAAAAACTTAAATTTACTCCATATTCAGTATTAGATATTGGTTGCAACGATGGTTCTCAATTAGATAAATTCAAAATTCGTGGTGTAAAAACACACGGCATTGACCCAGCAGAAAATCTTTGGGAACTATCTGCACCAAATCATATTATTACTTGTGGTTATTTTGATGACAAGTATAATCATACACACGATTTGATTACAATACAAAATGCCTTTGCTCACAATCCAAATCCTTTAGAATTGTTAAAGAACTGTAAGAAAAATTTGAGTGCTGATGGTTTACTATTCATTCAAACCTCACAGTCAGATATGATTCTCAATGATGAGTTTGATACTATTTACCATGAGCATATTTCATTTTATAATATTAAATCTATGAAGGCTTTATGTAAAAGAGCTGGATTAAACTTAATTGATGTGGTTAAAACTCCAATACATGGTACAAGTTATATCTTTATTATTAGTCCAAGTAGAAAAGCCAAGTTTACAATTAAAAATTTAATTGCAATGGAAACTGCTGCTGGATTATATAAAGAAGATACCTATTTTCAATATGCCAAAAACTGTATACATCTGGTTGACAAGTTCACCGAAAAAGTGGAATACTGGAGAGAACAAGGTTATAAAGTGGTTGGATACGGAGCACCAGCAAAAGGTAATACTTTCTTGAATTTTGCCAAAGTACCATTTGATATGATTATAGATGATAATAAAATGAAGCAAGGCTTATATACACCGGGTTCTTCTGTTGGTATAGTTGGCTCGGAAGTATTGAAAACCTTCACGGAGTATGATAAAATACTATTTGTACCTTTGGCATGGAACTTCTTTAATGAAATTAAGGAAAGAATTATTGCTCAAAGAAATAATTTTAATGATGTATTTTTAGATATGAAAAGGTTGTAATATGATTTTTCATCAAATGCTTGAAGCTTTATCTACTCAAAGACCTAGTTATGCCAAAAACTATGACAACTATAAACATGGTGAATTTGTCCAGTATTCTGGTCAACTTTGGAACCACAAAGAAATGTTTGCCGCTATGGATACATTAATTAATGGCAAATGGATTACATCAGGTGAAAAGGTAGCTGAATTTCAGAATGAGTTTAGTAAACGATTTGAAATTAAACATTCACATATGGTAAATTCAGGTTCATCTGCCAATCTGGTGATGATTACAGCACTAAAGAAACATTTAGGTTGGAAAGACAATGATGAAGTCATTGTTTCACCAGTCGGATTCCCAACCACGATTGCGCCATTGGTTCAAAATCAATTGAAACCTATATTCATTGACATTGAATTAGACACTCTCAATTTTGATTTAGACAAGATTGGAAGTAAGATTACATCCAAGACCAAAGCAATCTTTGTATCACCAGTTCTTGGTAATCCTCCTGATATGGATAAGCTAAAAGATATTTGTGAAAAATATAACATACTTTTAATTGGTGATAATTGTGATTCGTTAGGAACAAACTATAATGGTAAATTGATTACCGATTACTATTACTGCTGGTCAACATCATTCTATCCTGCTCATCACATTTCAACTGGTGAAGGCGGTATGATTTGTTGTAATGATGATACCCTTATTAATCTGATTAGAAGTATCTCTTGGTGGGGTCGTGATTGTTATTGTGTTGGTGCTGGCAATATGTTAGAGTGTGGTACCTGTGGCAAACGATTTGATAACTGGTTGGAAGATTATGATGGAGTGATTGACCATAAGTATTTGTTTACGACAATGGGTTATAATTTGAAACCTTTAGATTTACAAGGTGCTATTGGTATTGAACAACTAAAGAAATTTTATTATATTGATAAGAAGCGCCGTGAGTATAAGCTCGTTATTCAAAAGTATCTTGAAGATAACATCAAAGAAATTCGTGTAATCAATCCTCTTCCTAATGGAGATCCATCTTGGTTTGGTGTTCCAATTTATTGTGAATCACAAGATGTCAAAGAATTCTTAGTTCAGCATTTTGAAGGTAATAAGATTCAAACTAGAAATTATTTTAGTGGAAACATTCTAATACATCCAGCGTATAAGCATTTAGACAATTATAAAGATTATCCAAATTCTAATTTAGCCTTGAGTAATGTATTTTTCTTAGGTTGCTCACCATTATACAATGAAAAGGTGTTATCTTATATTGAGGAAGTTTGTAAAAAATGGAACGACTAATTAATGTTTTTGGTGGAAGTGGTTTTGTTGGTGGTAGATTCTGTGAATTAAATTCTAATGTTGTCAGAAATGGCAGGATAGACTATATTGTTAGTAAATATACTAGCGAAGTGTTATATTTTATCTCCACGATTGATAATTATAATGTTCATACTGATCCTTACATTGATATTGACACCAATCTAACCACTTTAATTAGAGTTTTGGAATCGTGTAAAAATAAAAATATCACTTTTAACTTTATTAGTTCTTGGTTTGTTTATGGTGATGTAGAGTTACCAGCAAAAGAAACAGCAAATTGTGATCCAAAAGGATTCTATTCAATCACCAAAAGAGCGGCTGAACAATTACTAATGTCTTATTGTGATACTTTCAATATAAAGTATAGAATACTGCGACTTGGTAATGTGGTTGGTAAGAGTGATACTAAAGTATCCAAAAAGAAAAATGCTTTACAATACTTAATCAATGAAATTAAAGAGAATCGTCCTATAACTCTATATGATGGTGGAGATTTATACCGAGATTATATTCATGTTGATGATGTTTCACAAGCTATTAATTTGATTATAAAAAATGGCAAAACAAACGAAATATACAATGTAGCTAATGGTGAAAAAGTATATCTTGGAGAAGCATTAGAGTATGTCAAAAATAAAGTAAAATCAACTTCAGAATTTATACCAGTTGAAATTGCTCCGTTTCACAAAATAGTCCAGACTAAAAATATGGTTCTGGACATATCAAAGATAAAAGCATTGGGGTATACACCCAAATTTGGTACATATAATTTGTTGGATCAGCTTTTATAAACCCAACAAACCGAGCACTATGTATCGGACCCAATTTTTCTAAGGTTTCAACCAAGAAAAGTAAATCTTGTATAAATAAGTAAACTGGCAACCAAAGTGTGTTGCAAATCTAGCTGAATACGACACATCCTGTCGTTATGGTATGATATAATTATATTATAAACTAAAGAAAGAAAAAAATTATGTTACCATTTAAGTTATTCTTAAAAGAAGAGGCCGAAGAAGGTGGTCAATTAAAGCATATTACCCATGCTGAAGATAGACCATTGATGCACGGCCATGACGGTTTTGAACACGCAGTTGGAGCTTTAGAGAAAGCTCATGCTCACATCAAGGCCGGTCAACAAAGTTCCAACCTTACAATGAAATATGATGGTTCTCCATCATTGGTTTTTGGTCATCATCCTAAAACTGGTAAGTTCTTTGTTGCCACTAAATCAGCCTTCAATAAAGACCCTAAGATTAACCACACCGATAAGGACATTGAAAGAAATCACGGTCACGCACCAGGCTTAGTAAAAACACTCAAACACGCATTAAAGCATCTACCAAAAGTAACACCAAAGACTGGTATATACCAAGGTGATTTGATGCACCATGCCGATACAAAAACTATAAGCGAGAGTTATGTTAATGAGGCTGTATCTTTTACACCAAATACAATCACTTATACTCCTAAAGACAAAAAAGAAGAAGATAAGGTTAAAAAATCTAAAGTTGGTATAGTTGTTCACCAAGAGTATCATATTCCTGATGCTAGCAAACTTAGCCATGACTATGTTAATAGAGCGATGGCTAGTATGAAAGCCTCACCTCATCCTGATTTAAGTAAGTTCAAAGAACATCCAGATGTCCATTTACATGGTGCTGAACATGATACAAGTAAAGTAAAACACTCAGAAGAAAACGAAAAGTCATATCAGAAGCATATGGCTGCAGCAAAAGCTATACATACAACTCATGGTCATAAAATGTATGATGCCATTCATCCAAAACATAGTGGTGAGACCGGTCATTTATCAACATATATAAATCATACTGTAAGAACGGATGAAGTTCCTAATGTTAAAGGTTTCAAAGAACACTTACAACGCCAACACGAAAAGAATATTGTTAAGGTAAAGTCCGATAAAAGCAAGGCTGAAAAAACTAAACAGCGTGATACTGAATTAACTCATGTTGAAAAGCATAAAGGACATTATGAGAATTTATTGGCATCACACCATCATTTACATCAAGCCAAAAACGCTTTGGTTAATTCTTTAGAAACACATGAAGGTCGTTATCATCACCATATTGATGGTAAGAAATCTAAACCTGAAGGATTTGTTGTGAATCATACACATAATGGTAAAGAAGAACCAACTAAATTAGTTAATCGTGCTGAGTTTGCTAAACAAAATCTATTGAAAGTAAGGAAATAAAAAATGTCAATCCAATTAAAAATGTATTTGGAAAGATCCGGTGTTATTACCGAGGTGACAAAAACCCAAGAACAAAAAATAGAAGATTACATAAAGCGTTTAGAAGCGGAAGACAAAAAAAATGAAGATGGTGATGGTG